ATATTATTATAAATATTTAATGCTCTTGTAATTCTTAAATGATTATATATTACAAATACTGTATCATTAGGAGACACACTATATTTAATAACATATATACCATCTGGTAAATCACTAAACACTGTACCATCACATCCTTGAGTTTGTAATTGTAAATCACATGCTGTAAGAATTGTGTTTCCTCCGGGCACTGTTGTAATTTGAGAAGAATAATTAAATCCAGGTACGGTTACATTTAATGTAGGACATGATACGGGCATCAATGGAGAATAAATACTTGTGTCTAATATTGACATTATACAAGTATTCATTACAGTAGGTACTTCTAAACTTAATAAATGATGTGCCATAATAATTTATAAAAAAAGGGAGGGAAAATAAATTCACCTCCCTTTGTTAGTAATATAATTTGCTTTCTACTTATGAAATTGGAGCAGCTTCCAATGGAATAAGTGGAGTACAAGCTGTAATTGCACTAATTACTTCAAGCTCAATACAGTTACCACATGCATCAATCCAATTTGTAACAAAATCTTCAAATGTAACATCAGTACCAGTTGTAATAACTTCTAGTAAGTATTGATCATTATCAAATGTACCAGTTGGGTTATTGAAACGTGGAACTGAATGTTGCAAGTAATATCTTGTATAGAATGCAGTTCTGTTAATAGTATTTAAGATTTGATCACCTTGAGTAATCTCTCTTATTCTAAGATCAGTAGCAAAGAAGTTTTGTCTGTATCTTTCTGACAAGATTACATCTCTAGCAACTGATTCACCAAGACCCATTGCTTGTAAACCTGTACACTCAGTAACAACACATAATCCTTCAAACTCACATGGATTACCTGCATAATCAACTAATGATGCATATAACTTAACTGGTTCTTTTTCAAAGAAATCAGAAGTTTGGAATGTACAGTCACTGAAAGTAGTTCCAACATAAGCACCAAATAAAGTGATACCTGCATATTCACCTGGAGTGTGTCCTGGAGATACATAGTTATCCCAAGTACCACCAATTGTATAACCAGCTGGAGCAACAAAACCTGTTGTATCAGTTCCTGGAGCATACCATAAAGAATTATCTTCAGCAGTAACTACTGGTAAAACAAATGGAGAAATTACTGTTCTTGCTGAATCAACAATTGTATTAGGTAAAATTTGACCAACAATTGCTTGAGCCCATTGGATCATAACTAAAGTACCATCAACCGGAGTTGGAGCAATTGCTCCTGTAGGACAACATCCTGTGTAAGCTTCAACAGTTAAGTAAGCATTGTGATTTAAAAATCTTAATGCAGGAGAACCTTTAACATCAATACGTAAAGAGTAAGTCTCATCACATAAAAATTCTCTTTCACAAGTACCACCATCAGCTTCAGTAAAAGGTGTAAACCCAATGTTGATAACATTTTGTTGAGCAATGTTAGGATCTACTCTGTAGAATCTGTTAACATACTTAGGGTTGATGATTTTAGATTTATTAGATTCTAAATATCCACCGTGAGAACCAATCTTGTCTTGAGAATACAAAGATCCTGAAGCAAGAATTAATGGGCAACACCCTGTTGGAGGTGTATTAACATCTACAAGATTCCAAGTTGTTGGATCAACAAATGCATAATCACCTGTAGTAAGAATGTTACCTGGTGTTCCTAGTTGTCCTTCACCAAGGTCAGTAAAACCTTGTGTTCCAACAAAAGCCTTTTGAAAGGCATGATTAAAATAAGCCATAATAATTTAATTTTAATTAATAAATATATATATAATATAATAAAATAATTTCAATTTACAAAATTATTTTAAAAATAATAATTTATACTTGGTTGAGTTAAGTGAAGATTTAACTAAATCAAGGTCATTAACAATTTCAGAGTAAGGCATTTTAGCTTGTAATCCTGTTACCATAGTAATTAGATCTCTAATATAACTTAATCCTTCTGTAGGTGATGCTAGTGTTCTAGGAGATGCTTCTGTATATTCAAGAATTCTTTCTGCTGCTCCTTGATATCCTTCTGCTAAATCATCAGCATGACCTGGTAATGCATCATATAATTCATTTAAAGCTTTGTGTGCAGCAAATGATCCTACACCAGTTACTTTTAAATGTAACTTATGAAATGATGTTGCTGCATTCATTAACTCTGTAACACATGCTGAAACCATTGTATCTAGTGAACTACCACCTACACTTGAATTTGTGGTAGGTTCAGGTTTAGCTTGTTCAACTTTAGGTTGAGGTCTACTAATAGTTTTAGTGGACTCAGGATTTCTTTTTAACATTCTGGTTTGTTCCATTATAATAAATATTAATTGTTTCTTTCTGCTGTCTCTGTTCCTCTAGAGAATTGATTACCTGATTCAATATCACCAGCAAGTATACTAACTGTCTCATCAATTAGTACTTCAACTATATCATCTTTAAATTCACATTCTACATTTGTAATAGTTTGTACACTAGTATAAGGATCTATACATCCCTGTATCTCAATTTTTATTGGTTGTCTATAATATGTAAGACTACCAGAACTGATATCAAAATCATTATTTGTATACACATTGACTCTATTATTTTTTAAAGTTGCAAATGTTTCAGCCCACTCAAAACTAGGTTTTTTAGCATTATCAAATAGTAATTGATTTAAGTTACCTTCTTCTGCAAGATACACTGACATTCTTCTATCATCACAACATCCTTTTCTAGCTTGAATATCTACACGTTTCCATTGTAAATAATCAGGAGGTAAATCAGAATAAGAAGATATATCAGATTTAACAAATGGTACATTAATAGTATCTAGTAGTATTTGTAAATCATCTATTCTTCTAGTAGACTGCTCATCACCTTCTTTTACAATATTGATACCATGAAGTTGTCTTCTAATCCATTCAACCTGGGCCTTATTAAAAGACTCAACTACTTGCCAACATTCAATGTTGTCATAGTCCTGGCTGTCCAATTTATTGAGACGTTGTTTTACTTTTATAACTATAGTACTATTAAGCATGTCTTATTTTTTAGTTTTTACAGCACCACCTTTTTTTCTAAACATTGAACCAATGCCAGCACCAGCAGCACCAATAAGTATTTTTTTAGCAATTCCTGCTTTTGGTTTAACTGGTTTAGTAGATGCAATTGCTTTAGATTTAATTTTATTTGATTCTAAACGTGAAAGTTTAATTTTATCTGCGTTAATTTTACCTGATGTTGCAGGTGAAGGTTTAGTATTAGTAGATGCAACTGCTTTAGTTTTTTGTGGTATTGAAGGTTCATCATTACGCATAACAGCATTTTCATATTTACCAACTGGTCTAGGTTTATTTACTTTAAAACCAGCCATTGGATTATCTGTAACAACTGTAGGTTCAGCATATGCTCTAACAGGTTTATTAGATGTTCTAACAGGTATAGCAACTGTAGTAGGTTTAACTGTAGTAGGTCTAACAACTGTAGTAGGTTTAACATATTTTCTAACAGGTTTAGAAGATTCATTTACTTCTCCTGTTGACTGATATTTTGTAATTGATTTTTTAACAACAGCATTTCTAGCTTCATTAGCTTTTCTAAATGCAGTTAAGGGATGTTCTTTAGTTACTCCACCTTTTTTATATCCAAGTAAAGTTTTTGCTCCAGATTTAAGTCCAGCATAAAAAGATGTTGGACCTGTATAATTAGGATATCTTTTTTCAATTGCATCATCAATCTTTTTTAATGTTTCTGGTGTAGCTTTAAGTCCAGCTTTAAATGATGGTTTATCATCAACTTTTTTAACTGTTTTTTTTGCACTATCTGTTTGCATTTTTTTAATAGCCATGATATTATTTTTTAGTATATGTACTTAATACATTCATTTGTTCTTGGGCAAGTTTTTTAACATCTGCCATCATCTTTGTATTTTTTCTAATCTCATCTGCTCTCTTTAATGTACTTAGAGCAGATTCAACTTCCCATTTTCTCATTTCTGCTTTTGGTGTAGCAGATATAGGCATACCTACTGAAGCTTTCTTCACAGGTGTTTTTGTAGTTGTTGGTTTTCTAATTGCCATAATATTTAATTTACTTTAGAATAACATGCATCTTTTGGCATAACAATTATTTTACTTTTTTAAGTCTAGGATTTTTAACTTTAGCTTTAACACTAGCTTTTCTAGTTGATGAAGCTAATATAGCTCCAGCAGCTTGTTTACTAATTCCTTGTTTAGCAGCAATACTAGATTGTACTGATTTAAAACCTGGATGAGCAATACCTCCTTTAGCCATTTTTTTATTTTTCATTGTAGCTTTAGGATTATTATCTATACCAGCTATAATAGACAAGATACCAAATGGACTAGTTCCACCTTTTTTTGCTGATTGCATTATTGGTTGACTTGATGGATTCATACCTGTATTAATATCATAATCTCCTCTATTAGTAGAACCACCAATTTGAGCTTTTTTAAGAACAGACTTAGTAGACCCACCTTTTTTCATGGTGGGTCTTTCAGTTACACATGATCCTGAAGCTGATCTTACTTTAGTATTTTTGCAAGATGTTTTAACTGCTCTATTAGTAGTTGCCATGACTATTTCTTTTTAGTTTTAACTACTCCACCTTTTTTCTTTGTTAACATCATTTTACCAGTTACTGGATCTAGTTTATAATTTTCATTATATATCTTTGATTCTTTTAATTTTGCTTTTGCTATTGCTTCTCTCTGTTGTTTTATTTGCTCTGCTCTTACTTGTTTTCTTTGCAAATCACGTGATAGACTTTCAGTATTGTCTCTAATTTGATTTACTTCTCCTTTTGACTGGTATTTTGTAATTCCACCTTTTTTCATCATTTTAGCTTTAGTAACTTTTTCTTTATCACGTAACTTAGTTGCTCTATCATTATTACCTCTTGATTCAGCTTTTTCAGCTCTTCTTTCTCTATTTGCATTTATACTACCTCTTACTTTGTTTATTAAGTTTGCTCTAGGTACAGTTGTTGGTGCACTAGAAGATGGAGTACTAGATGTTTTAGATGTTTTAGCAGCAGGTTCAATTATTTTTAAATCTGCAGGATTTTTTGTTTCAATAGCTGATGGTCTTTTTGTTTCCATTTTGGTAACTTCATCAGCAACTTTATCAGCAACTTTAGGAGTTACTTTAGGAGTTACTTTAGGAGTAGTTGTAGTTTTTTTAGTTTCTACTTTAGGAGTAGTTGCTACTTTAGGTTTATTATTAGATGTAAAAGTTGTACCATCTTTTTTTACAACTTTGACATATCTATTTCCAGATGCATCAGTATATATTGTAGTTTTAGTTCCATTTGCATTAGTATCTGTTTTAGTAATAGGTTTTAAATTAGTAGGTCTTTTTAATGAACTACCATCACCTGCTTTATTACCTTTAACATCTTCTGCTGCTTTTTTAACTTTATCTAATACTGGACTACCATTTGGATTTACATGAGTACTTTTATAAAAACTTCGTCCAGCATATGTAGTAACTTTAGTTTGTTTCTCACCATTTGGTTTAGTATTTATAGTTGTTGTAGTTCCAGTATTAGGACTTGTATATTTTTTAGTAGAACCAGAAGATTTAGCAACTGGTTTAGGAGTAACTTTTACATTATCACCAACTTTATTAGGAGTAACCATTTTAGATAAAGCTCCTTTATTAGTTCCTGGTTTAACTGGTGTTTTAGGTTTATCAGTTACTTTTTTATATTTACTAATACCATATCCTAAAGCAGCTACACCTGCAGCAATACCAGCACCTATTAAAGCTTTTTTACCAAGTTTCATTTTTGGTATTTTTCCACCACTTCTTATTTTATCCCCTTTAAGTATATTACTTTCTTTATACTTTATATGTTTTTGAGCAGCACCAGGTGCAGCTTTTCCAGATCTTTCAACAGCAGTTACTCTTTTAGTTATAACTTTTTTTTCAGCAACTTTAGCATTAAGATCAGCCATTGATATTTTTTTAGAAACTCCACCGCGTGATCTTGGTTTAATTGCGTCTTCTACACCTTTATAAGATATTTTATTTTTTTTACTTGCTGTTGTACTAGGTATAATAGTAGTTACACCAGAACTTTTTACAACACCAGTATTACCTTTTGCAGGAATTTTTACAACACCAGTATTACCTTTAACAGCAGGTAAATTATTTTTAACTGCAGGTAAATTACTTTTAACAGGATTTTTTAATGCTATTTTTCCAGCATTTGCTTGATTTACTCCTGCTTTTTTAGCTGCAAGTGCTTTAGCTGCAAGTACTCTTCTAGCAGCAGCTTGAGCAGCTGGTGATGCTGTAGATGCTTTTGAACTACCGCCTCTACCCATTTTATTAAGAGAACCTCCCATTTTCATAGATTCAGGACCTGTTTTACCAGCACCTGTATAATATGGTATACCAGCTGCAAATGGTTTTTTGCCTGGTCCCATTACTTTAGTGGTCATTCCACCAGTAGCCATTTTTTTAGTGCCTCCACAAGAAGCACATCCAAGTTTCTTTGCCATGATCTTTTAGATTAACATTTTTTACCTTTACTTCCACCCATCTTCATCTTAGGAGATGGCTGTGGTTTATTTACTTTTCCTGGAGATTTTCCACCTGGAGTTTTTAATGCATACACTGGAGAATTGGTTCCACCTACTCTGCCTGTTGCTCTTTGTTGTACATTTACTTTTGCGTTAGCCATGATATATAGTTTAAAAAAGCATACCAGTATTACTGGTATACTCTAGATTTATTTACATATTCCACAGTTTTTCAACTTGTGCATTTAAATCCTTTAAGATATCCTCATTTAAAGGGTTTCTTAAGAACTCAGTTACATCTGAAACATTTCTACCAAGTAAGCTATTTGTCTTAGTATGATAGATATGTCCATCTGACTTATTAATAATATACTTAAAAAATATGGAATCTTTAACAATTGCTTTAATTTTTAATGTTTCCATATCTAAAGCAGCAGCTTCTAAGAATCCTTTTGCAGCTCTTTCTTTGTTTCCTTCTGTACCTTCACCATTAATATGTCTATCCATGTTGTCATAGATTACATCATTTGGTGTATGTTTTTTATACTGTATACTTGCAGTATCAACGGATTTAGCAATGTAGAATAATTTAGTACTATTTTTATCAAATAGTTTTTGTAATTCAGCAAGTGCTTTATTTTTAAGTTTTTTGTATTCAGTTTTAATTCCACTTGTTTCTGTAACTTTATCTAAATAAAATTTTGGTGGAACTGCTTTTGATCTAGCATCATCATAACTTCTTGATATAAGAGAGAATCCTCCAGCTTCAACAGCATATAGTTTAATTCTATCATATGGATTAGCAGGATCTAGATATACTGGATCATTACCACATGACATATTTATTTTATTCCAGAATTCTTTATTACTTGGATTAAGTAACTTAATATCATTCCAGAATGTTGGGCTATCAATATCTACTACATTAGCTGCTAATTCTTTTTCTAATTCAGCTACTGCAATTCTGATCTCTCTAACTTTTGCAATTCTTTCATCTGCTGGTAATAATTTAATTTCAGGAGCAAATTCATTTAATCCTGTTACATATCTTACTACTCCATTTTGTTCTAAGCAAGCTAGTTGCTCATAATGTTTAACACCATCAAATAATGACTGGCCATAATGTTCTAATCCCATGTTTGACATTGAGTTGTCAAAATAAGGTTTAACAGAGATCTTATTACTCTTGTTAACGTTTAATACTTCTACGTGTGTAAAATCCATTTTGTGTTGGTTTTAAAATGTTTATAATTGTAAATATAATAAAAAAGGAGGAGTTTAATCCCCTCCTTTTTTATTTTTCTAGTTTGACATATTAGAATGATCCACCTGTGATTGGATTTCTCATAACAATTTTCAATACTTTAGTTGGATCTTTAACCCAAATAGCTGGCATTGTTTGAGACATCATTACACGGTATCCGTTGAATTGTCCAGAAGACTGGAATCCTTGAGATCTACCCATATAATCCATTGTACCATTTTGGTACCACCATTTTAATTGATTATCCCAAGATAATTTCAACATGTAAATGTTGTCATTAGTGTTATCTGTGATATCAAAGATAATGAATGAATAAGAAGATAATGGGAAACCATCAATAATAGGATTCTCAATATCATTAGTGTGAACATTATCAAATGCAGGATTAAGTACAAATTTCACATTAGCCAAGAATGGTATAACGTAAGAAGTGTAAGCAAATCCAAAGTTTAAGTCCATACCTTTACCAGTGATTGCACCAATATCAGCAGCTTGAATTAATAAACCTGAAGAAATAGCTTCTTGTTTAATTGATTCATTAACCATACGCATACCACCCATACCTGTTTGAACAACAAGTTGACGTTTAGGATCTGGTCCTTGGAATTCAACTTTACCATTAAAGAAGTTATATAACTCACCTCTGAATAAATCCAAGTTAAAGTTATTTTTGTTATAAATTCTTTTGAAAGAGTTGTCTAATTGTTTCCACAAACCTACAGATAATCTTACATCATCAGGTCCATCTTGACGTACTCTACCCCCGTGTCCCCACATAAGGTAAGTCTCAATATCAGAAGCAATTTTAGTTAAGTGAGCAGCTTCCATGTTTGTCAAGAAAGTTCTTGATAAATCACCATTGTCAAATGCTTTTTTAACTGAGTCTTTACCCATTACTTTAACCATGTCATCCAAAGATGAAATAGATGGATCTAAACCTTTTAAGTGAGATCTCCAGATTTCAGTTACAGGAACTGTACCATCTGCATTCATTCCACCTTTGATCATTAAATCTGCTCTAGAAGAGATAGAGTAATGAACGTGAGCTTCAGCACCACCAACAAAGTTATAGTACTCACGGAATCCTGTGTTAGTTTGGATGTCTGAGAATCTCTCACCATACTCACCTCTAGCAGAACCTTTACGGAATACTTTAGTACCATTAGCTAAATAAGCATTATCAAGATACTTGTAGTTATCATTGTTAACTAACTGTACAGTGTAGATAAAACCATCACCAATTGGTAAAATGTCATCAGCAGTAATATACATCTCACAACCATTGTATTTGTCATAAGTGATGATATCACCATGTCCAAATTCACGCTTGTTTAACTTGATTTTGAAAGTAGAACCTTCAATACCTTTTGCTGCATTTGCTGGCTCAATATCTTCAACTATGTAAGGAAGATCAATTGATAGTGGAGTTTGCCATTTGTACTCACCACGTGCGTTATCTACATTGATAACATTTTTTCCACCAAAAGAAGACAACTGGTATAAAGGCATTTCAACTTTTTGAGCCATAGCCCATAAGTCTACTGGACCTAAATCCATTGGTTCTGCATCTTTTAGCATGTTCTGTAAATGGTAAGAATCTACATGTGAACTAGCATTGTATGCCGTATCACGCAAGAAAATCCCATTATTTAATACTGGAGTTGCCATTTGTATTTATTTATTTATTTATTTATAATACTTTTTTAAAATCTTTTAAACATATTGTTGCCACCTGTTCTTGAGACTGTATTGTTTGATGTTGTTTTTCTAGTCTGTGCTCTTTCTTCATGTGGAATAGATGAAGCAATTTTTTTACCTTCTTCAGTCTTTAACATTCTTACAGTTTTTTCAGTAGCAATCTTAGTACCTTGATCTTTAATCTTACTTTTATACCCTTCTGGATCTGCTAATAGCCAAAGAGCTTCAGCAATAAGATCATGTCTTGGTTCTACAAACTGATATTTTTCTAATAAGTGTCCAAGTAAGTTAGTAGGTTTACCTGATATAGAAGGATAAGCTGGTTGAACTAATCCACTGTATAACATGTTTTGTACTTTCTTATCTAGTTTAACACCATCTAATTCACCTACTGATAATACATTATATACATTATCTGTATATTGTTTAGCAGCTTGTACTTGTTGTTCTTTTTTAGTTTCCTGTTCTGCAAGTTTTCTAGATACTATCTCTTCTTGCATTCTATCTAACTTAGGTTTAAACTGTCTAGCTTTTTGTCCTAACTTATCTACATCTGCCCAGTCTTCAATCTCTGACTCTATTTCTTCTGGTGTACCAAAATTAGTAGCATAAAGATATTGTCTTGCAATTTCTGCTTGGTGATTCTCATCATCTGCATCAAGTTCAAATACTTCTTCTACTTGAGCAAGAGTTCTGAATAAACCTTTAAGATCTTGTCCACCATCTGCTACATACTTAGCTGCAGTTTTCAATTCATCAGGTAATGCATTAAAGAAATCTTTAGGAGCTGCCTCTTTAATTTTTCTTTCTTTCTCTTGAAAGTTGGCTTCAAATAATTCTCTAAAGTCTTTAGTAGTATATTCTTCTAAATCTTTATCATCATCAAATCCAAATAGAGTACCCTCTTCTATCATCTTAGCTGCTAACTCATGAAGACCTGACTTATCTATCTTTGGTCTTCCTTTGTTACCTGCATCCTCTTCCTGAGCAATAAGTCCATCTAACTCATCAATAGTTTCTTGGACTTCTTCCTTAGTAATAGTCTGCTCTGCCGTATCTGGTTTACTTGTTACACCAGTTTTGCTGTCAAGGAACTCATAATCAGTTTTTTTATCCTTAGTAAAAAGAGATTTCTTTTCCTCTTCTTCTTCTGGTAGCATCACGTTTTCTGCCCCAGGCATTCCAAATAATTCATCCAAGTTTACATCTACTTGTGATACAGTAGTACTTTCTTGAGTTGTTTGTTCTTCAGTATTCATATGTTGGTCTTTATGTTACTATAAATAATATAACTATTTTAATGCAAATAAACTTCTAAAATTTAGATTTGTTTAATTTTATTTTTTCATTTTTGGCATTATATGGCTAAGTGTTATTTCTTCTTATCAGATTTTCCTTTAACATCATATTTATTTTTGTTTTCTCTGGCCACTTGTAATTGTTTATCAGCAATATTTTGTTGAACCATAAGTTTTTCTCTCTCTAATTCTGCTTTTTGATTATTGTTAGAAGTTCTATTAGATTCTTTTTGTCTTTCAAGACTCATTTGACTAGTGAACTGTTCTGAGTTTTGTATTTCTCTTAGAGTATCATTGTAATCAGATTGTTGATTTTCATTAATATCTTGTGTAGCACCAAACCCAGCGGACCTAATTTCAGCAACAAGGATATCTCTCTGTCTATCTTTTTCTCCTCTAATGTCTTCTGAATCTCTTTTAAGTTTTTCATCTTGAGCTCTTGCTTGTAATGCTTGATCTTGCATATCTTGTTGATGTTTCATTTCTGCATCTTTCTGTGCTTTAACTTTTTGCTCAGAATCTTTAAGTACACTGTTTAATTCAGATATACTTTCTGATTGCATTAATCTTCCTAAGTCATATATTGAAGCTCCCGTAGTGTTATTAGTTATGGCCATATTTTTTAATTGCTCTAATACTGCTCTATAGTTAGCTTTAGTAGTTGCAAATATATTAAGATCTCTCATTAATAAATCTGTACCATTAATCTGAAAGTTTACTTTTTCATCTGCAGAAGTCATATATGATAATCTTGCAGAAGGTTTAGTAGATTGATAAAATTGTGCAAGATCTGTTCTCATTTGATGTACTCTTGGCATTAAGTAATCTGAGTGTTGTATAAAGTACATTTCTGTTTGAGCATAAGATGATCCAACTGCTTGTTCTACACCTGTTGCAGTTTGTTGAGATAACTGCTGACCCATTCTTTGTGAATTAATACCTATAACTTCATATGCTTGTTGTTTCATATATGTAGCTAATTGTATTCTTGACATCAATCTTTCTGTTTGTTCTAGGTTTAATTTCTGAAAGTGTTGAAAGTTAAGAGCATTTTCTGTATTAGTAATACTGGTATCTAAAGGAAGCATCTGAAAATTCTTCATTGCTACATAAGCTTTAGCTAAATTGTTTTTACCCCAGTCTTCACCCATAGAGTGTCTTGGTAATGCATTCTGATCTAATAAGATAACTGTACCTAACTCATCTACTAAGATATCTGCTATTTGGTTATTAACAATATTATATCCTATCTGAAAAGGTTTCATTAAATCTATTAATGCAGTTGACTTAGTATTTCTATCTGAGAATACTGCACCTTCTACTGGTAGTTTACATCCGTATAAACTATTATCACCTTTAAATTGAAATCTAAGTGGTCCTATGTTTTGTTTATCAACACCAATATATATAGGAGTAAATCCACCAGGGTTATTCATACCCCAGAAAGAAGGAATGTTTGGTCCAACTTTAATACCACCCCATACCTCATTAATCCAAATCCAGTCTATATGCTCACCATATACAATATTGTCTTTAGTTTTATTTTTAAAGAGTCTTGTATCATACACGGGTGAGTCTGTTACTTTATAGTCTTCAGTAATAATTTCTGTAATTACTTCACCTGAGTCAGTAACTTTAGTTAAGTGACCTACTTTTCTTTGAGATTTCCAGTATGCTGTAGTACAACGTAATAGATATGCAGTACCTTGATCATAATAATCTTCTCCTTCTCTAAGTATTTGGTTAACAATATCACCACTGTTAAATTCATTATTAGCTGCAGCAGTAGAATATTGTCTCATTCCTAATGAAGGCATGTTAGTATTCCATTCATGTGATTTAGTAGCATCATAAAATGATCCGTCATTCTGCACACCTCCAATATTATATCCTGCTGATCTAATAGGATAAATAGCTTCTAATGATGCCATCTGATCTTCATTCATCATATATCCATACTTGTCAATAACATCAGCTACAGTTAACATGTCTGTTTTACCAACCCAATTAGATTGTGATATATATCTTGCATCAGGAGACTTGTGATAAAATGTTAATACAGGATTCCATAATTCTACATCATAATCATCTTCCATCATACGCATGTGCCAGAACTCTCTGTCTGTAATAAGCATATCTCTGAATCCTCTTTCTTCTAACTCATCCATTCTGAATCTTTCAGTATCAACTTCATGTTGATGAGAAGCCCATTGCTCTACTATAGATCTGTAATCTTTTTTAAAGAATTGTTCTATTTCAGGTAATGTTTTAAGTTTTTCTGGATTTAATTGTTCTTGTGCTTCTGGAGATTCTGGATTAAGACCTTGTTCTACTAATGCAGATGTTATCTTCATCTGTGCATCTTGCATTAATGTGTCTTCTACCATCTGTCTTTTTTGCTCCATCATTTCATTATATGATCCTTCATCAACAGCACGGTATGTTAATTTACTTGATCTTTTAGCAAACTCAGCTACAAGAACATTAATTACATTGGGTATAATTGGATAAAATTTAAGTTCAAGTGCAGAAGAATCTTCTTTAGTAAGAGTTTCAATTATATCTCTATAATCATTATCTTCCTCTACAATGTAGTCAGACTTATCAATAACACCTTTAGCTAACTTATAGTTTTTCATTAACCTACGGGCATTTCTCTTAATCTGTTTAAGACCATTCCACTCTAACCAGTCAAGATTCCAAGCTGCCCACTTATCATCTTTTTCTGATTTAGGAATAAACTGTAAAGGTTGAGTTATACTACCTAACCTGTTGTGTTCTGTCTTTGCTCCTTTTTTTAACTGTAGTGCATTATATACTTGCATATTCTTTTATTTTAAATTTTTAAATGGTGATCTGTTAAATTTTTGATTTTCACCTAATCCACTTCTACCCATATGTCTAAAAGGACTACTCTTTAAGGTATACAAATTTTTTGAATTTTCCAATTTTTTACTTGCTTCATCTCTCACAATTCTTTTTGTGTAACCCATATTAGCTTGTTGGATTTTAAGAAATGAAACTAATGCAGCAAAAGCTACTAACCTATCCACGTTGAGTCCATCTTGATAAGCTTGCATTTCTTTCATTAACATTATATCCGGTATTCTTTCTACACCATAATGTATCTTTACAGTAGTACCATCATCTTTCTGTATATGATCTATCTCTTCAGTTAAGAAATCTTGAGTATAACTGATCATATGATTCTTAAATAGTACACCTGTATTTCTCCATCCGTATTCCTGGAATACATTTGCATTAGAACCTAAATCTTTTAAGAATACTATTTTGTTTCTTGGTACAAGATATCTTTGTTTCTTTCTTGATATCATGTGGTTTATAAATTGAGATATGTTATTCTCTACTATAGTCCATGCATTATACCATTCTATTATTAACTCTAGTCTTTCATGTGTTTTATTAATATCATCAAATCTTCCGCACCATGCTGCTACAATTTTATCTCTTTCTATAAATGTCTCAGCCTCACCATTAGTAACCTTAGTTACTTCAACTGGAGCTTTCATTATATATATGGAACATAGTGAGTCTGAGGTAGTTGTCTTTCCTTCTGCAACAGGATCAATACTACCATAGTACATTCCAAATGTAGGATCTGGTACTGGTCTTTCCCATACTACTAATGTACCTGTTTTATCTTCTGTCTTCTTAGATATAGGAAACTCTGCTATTGGTAATTTATTAGTAGCTTTTACTTTTACTTTACCAGTTTCATCTCTAGATATATCAAGAAACTCTGAAGAGTATTCTTTTTCTTCTATTCTTTTTATTTGAGCATTTACAAGATGGGGTGGAAATTTAGCCTCTTTTCTAAATGCAAATGCCTCTTCTATATTTCTTGGATGCTGAGATACCTCAAGTTGATAATCTTTAGGTTCTTTATTTTTCTTGATTTCTTCAAAGTATTCATCTAAAGCAATTAATGCTTCTTGAACAAGTGAATTACCATAGTTATCTATGTAAGGAGGCATAGACCATTGTTCAGGTATAAACAATCCTGATTCTCCCCATGTATTATCTTTATCTATTAGATTAGTTTTAACTGGGTATATATCATTACTGACTGGATCAAGTATCATTTTTTTTAAAGGACCACATTGATCAAGATCTCCTACTGATCCAGCAGCAATAAATAATCCTGTAGTAATCATACCAGACTTAAGTGCTGGCTTGATATATCCAAAGGTTGTATCCATCTTGGGAGCAATTCCTGCTTCCTCATGAAAAAAGAATTTAACCGGACCCCCTACACCATTTGTAGGATCTTTTTCAAAAGACATACCTTGCATAGTACCTTTAAGTCCTATTTCAGCTTTTCTATCACCTTTTCTTATTTCAATCTTTTGTTGCCACATCATTATTTTATCTGGAGACATAGGCCTATACCATGCAGTATGTTCATTTAAGAATGCTGCATACTCTGATAAGAATTTCCATGTACCTTTTTCATTGATATAATCTTTAAGTGATGCACCCATTTTTAATGTGACCCCTGCTTCAAACCATAACTGATTAATGAGTTTACCTGCATGAAAGTATGAACTAGCTATCTGTCTTTTTTTAAGAATGGCTACGTGCATGTAGTTTATCTCTGCAAGTATCTCATATAAAGCCATATGATATTGTGCATCTCTTATCTTAGCAAATCCAAATTTTTGTTCTTCCTTATCAAAGATAGGTAAGAAGTTTAACCACATGTAATAATCTCTTGTAAGGAACCAGGTTTTAGGTCCTGATTTAATTATTATACCTAATCTGCATTTAGCTTTTTGGTCTTCCCAATAGTTAATAAAATCTTTAGATTTAAATGGAGCTACACAATATACTTTTTCTATATTAAATCTTGTTGACTCAGATATAAATACTTTATTACTAACATCATCAAAATCATATTCACCAGGTTCTTTAAATAATGCAAACACAAACTCACCAAATTCTTTTCTTGTACCAAAAGATGTAGTAGTCCATGTTCCATTATCCCAGGTGGGAATATCCGTGTACATATTTTCCATAATTAACTATCATAAGATAAACCAATGCCTCCTCTAACTTTACTAGATTGTTCTTCCTGTAAATCTTTATATACTCCCTTAAAAGAAGCTCTAATGAGATCAAAGTTTTTTGCTGCAGCTACTAATGAGTTTATATTACCATCTCTTCCTGCAGTAATTGGAGTAGTCTCCATATATCTAGCTAATCTATCTAACATAGATGCCATACCTTTATATGCTCTATATGTAGGAGTCTCATATAATCTTTGGCAAAATACTAATGCTTGATATATTGTTTTATCCTCAGTAGAAAATTCAGCTTTTATCTCAGTTAAAATTAAATCTTCTTTATCTATCTCTGGTGTGTGAAAGAATGGATTCATATCAGGATTAGGACATGTCATATAAAACAAGTACTGATATATCTTAATGTAGTTTTCTGGATATTCATCCATAACATCCTTAAGTGCATGTAGAGTATAACAATGTTCAGTTGGTATTACTACATTATTCTGTACATCAAATAGTTTTATTAACATGTTAAAAAGGATTTATTACTTTTGGTTTAGACTTTATATTGAATAGTTTTTTAAAACCATCTATAAATCCAGTAGCAAGATAAGGATTAAGAAATAAATGATCATTGTTAACTACAACATATCCTTTTAAATATTCTTCTTCAATTTCTGAATAGTTTTTACTTATTTTTTGATTAGGTTTAATCTTTACAAGTATCTTACCTTTATATCTAAAGAATACTAAACCTGAATAACCTAATATAATTGTTCTACCTGGGTAGTTCTTGTCATAATGTCTTACTTGATAAAATTTCATAATTATAAATTTTTAATTATTGCTATAACTTCTTCTTTTAAATATGGTATCTCTATTGGTATTACTTGTTTAATTTCCGGATCTCCTTGATCAGTATATTTAGTAATAGGATATCCCCATTCATCTACTCCATCTAAGTCAAATGTAACATGATGTATAAACAATTTACCCGGTTTTAATTTTGGGTTATGCTTCAACATAATATACATATATATACTTAATTGTAGTGCATAGTGGTTAAAATTACAATCATCCAAATGTGATACAGGTTTCAGTAATTTGTCACTAATCCCATCCCAATCCTTATATGATTCAACATCAATCTTCTTATTTGTCTTGTAATCAATGATATTTATCCTATCATTAACTACTTCTACTAAATCTGATTGACCACATATACCTGCAGATTTTAAATAAACCATATGTTCAGGATATACTCCTGGTTCTAATTTTTGAGAAGGAGCATACTTTAAATTGTTTACTTCTGGTACTGGAGTTATTATTGGTATTATCACACCATCTACTTCCAATGAAGATAGACTGCATAGATCTGATTCTCTTTGATTATGATAAAAGGTCCCTAATGATGTAGCTCTTAGTGCTTCATTATCCCAGATTTGAAGTATCTTTTCTGGTGCTATACCAAACCATTTTGATTTTTTTTGTTTAGAGCATCTAGCAGCTACTTTAACTTTATCAAATGGCTTTTTTAATTTTGATATAAGACTTGTTACACTAGTCCATTTGATAGATTCTCCACCTTCAATGCTAGTATAACTATGATCATCTGCTTTAAATACTATACTCATTTTTATAATTTTTCTAGTTTATCTTCATCTTCTTCTGTAATAACTGCTTTCCATCTCAAGTCTGGACAGTCTGATGATAATGATCTTGTTTTAAATGTAAGTGAACATCCACATAAATTACAACATGGTTGCGTCCCTGGCATTACACATGATGAACCTTTAGTATCTTTTCTTATACACACATTACATAACTCCATTCTGTCTGCTGAAATCTTTTCTACAAAGGCATCTCTTATTACAGAGTTCTTAATACCTTCCATAATCTGTTTTCTATTGTTCCAAATTTCCTTTAGCTTTACCATCTGCTTTATCCTTTAAAAATTTATCTTTAATTTCTTTATCTGCTTTTAGCATTTTATCTGCTTTCTCTAATAATATAACTTTAGCCTCTATTCTTTTCTTATAGTTATAATTGGCCATAGTATCAGTATTTAGTGTTTCAATACTATTATGATACTTATCCAAGAGTGCAGTAACTAATCTAGGTTTAATTGACATGATTCCTAAACCATCTAAGTTTATTCTGATATGATTTAACTCAGTTAGATTCTTTCTTATCTCTTTATAGTAGAAAGTCATGAAATTATCTACAAGTGTTTCTGAAACATTTAAATCTTCAGCAACTTGTTTATATAGTATATTAGGTTTTTTTGGGATCATCTTCCTAGAAATTTATAATCTAATAATATATCTCCTTCTGTTTGTACTTGCAAGATAGGATTTAATCTGATAAGTTTTTTATCTACATCATCTTTAATTACTAACATAGTCTTCATTGCTTTATTAATTGCATTTCTAACTGTTTGTGGAGACTTAAATATCATCTGTTCATCAGAAGAAGCATCATAACAAAAATGAGTTAATTCAATAGGTCCTGACATGCTCAATAATGTTAAACAGTTTAAGTCAGAATCACTCACTACTATATGATTAATATAGCAGTGAGATAATATCTGAAATTTAACAATTTCCCATTTAGGCATTACAGCACGTTTCTGTACTTGATTTACTAATGCCATAAGTTCTTATTGAGTTTTAAGTTTTCTTTCTTGTTCTGGTGATGGTGCATTAATTTCTTCTTCACCTTCAGTAGGTGGGTTCATCATCATTGCAAGTTGATAGTTAATACTTGTTCTTTTGAATCTAGCCTCATCAATTTCACATAGTACTTTTTCATACTCTAGTTGTGCTGTTAAATAAGGAATTGATTCTGTGTAAAATTTAAGCATATCAGCCTTTCTTTCTGCTAATTCTTCTGCTGTTAATTCTACTTCTTTTTGATGTTGGTTTTCTGTACTCATAATATATATTTTAAATGTTTACACAAATATACCAAAATAAGTTTAAACTTTTAGTATTTAAAATAAAAAACTCAGGTATGTTAATTACCTGAGTTCTATATTATATATGTGTAGTTATTATCTATTTTTGATTGTAAAGTTTAATATAGTCAACATGTAAAAGCTTCTATCAATATCAAATTCAATGGTGAATAAGTCTAAAGCTCCAAGACGGATTCTTATACAGACTTTATTCCATTGCTTATTTTTTATTTTCCAAGCATTTTTTAATTTCATACTATTACTAGATCTTTGGATTCTATTAGTGTATAAGAGAATTTGTTACCGTGTATTTTTTCTGCTATTTTACAGATCTTCATAAACTCATCAAAGTCTCTAACTCTTTTGAATACTTGACATCCTTCTGACCAGTTTTCTACCCATGTAGAATTTTGACCTGCTTTGTGGATATTAATACCAAACATACCGTTATCTCTTATTACTTCATCAAAGGTAAGATCTTTATTATGATCTCTAAAAATAGTTACAGTACCATTTCTTTGACATAAAGCTTCATATTTACCTTGATGTTTATCTATTGAATATACACCTCTGTATTGTCCTGGAACAAGTTTTGCTGCACCTTTAGGATTATGATACTCCATTACACCTTTTTTACCAGGTTCAGTTGTATTCATCCATTCATGATATTTCCAAATACCTTTATCATCTTTATATGATATTGTAATTAAATCATCAAATACATTAGTTACTTTTTTACCAGTAGAACTATTACGGACACCAACAATATTAACATCATAACCTTTATTTGCATTATCCTCAAACCATTTATAACCTTTTGAAATAACAGCATTTCTAATTTGACTTAGTATCATTTTGTATTTTTAAGGTGAAAACTAATTAGTTTACCAACTGTATCTGATAACTCACCAATTTTAGCAGCCATATTCTTAATCTCTTGTTGAGTTGTTTCTGTGATCAACTGATATTTAAGTCTGTGCTCTTGTTCTAACAATTCTATTTTACCTTTTAATCTACCTTGCTCTTCTATATGAGCTTGATTATTAGCTTGTAAAACTGCTACATCTGCAATTATTGATGAATGGGTTGTCTTTAAAAAATAACCTATTAGTGTTATTATAAACCCGATGCAAAATAAACCTATTGTAAGTATTGTATTCATAGTAATAGTAATAAAAAATAATAATATATATATTCTAATATAGTTATATTTTACTAAATAAAATACATTTATTTTAAATTAATTTGTTGATTCCACGGTTAACTGTGATAATGTGGCAGTTACAGTTCCAGCTAATAATAGATATCCACTAGCTGATACCAATAATGCAGGTAATGCTACAGGAGAAGCAACAATTATTCCTCCTATTGTTCCTGCTATAATACCAATTTTTTGAATTTTTTTCCAAAATGATGGTGTTTTAGCATTCCATCTTTGTTGTAAATTTTTCATAATCTTATTTTTTAATGTATAAATCTGCTTCTTTTCTTCTTCTCTTTAATAATCCAGGAAGTAACTTTCCACCTCCTGTAACATAATGGTTTATCCACCAATCATAAATAACCTCATCTGTAGCTTTTTGATTTACTAATCTAAATAAAGCTTCTGAGCTACCACAATTCCAACAGAAAGATACTAGTGCATCAAATTGGTTTTGGTTTAAAATAACCTTTATATTCTTATCTACTATAGCTTCATACTTAGGTAGCATTTCTAAAAACAATTCATTAGCTCTTTCTTGAGTAATTACATCACCTAGTTTAAACTTGCTGCCATCCTTCCTAGCTGTATTTCCATACCCAATCGTAATTGGTAATCCACCAGTTCCAGGATCAACATAAGCCTTTAACTTACATCCTTCAAATCCTTTAATCAGGTCTATGCCTTGTTGTGAAGTTTTCATTTTTTTATTATGCTAACAAGATTTTTCTTGCTACTCCATTAATAATTACATTCCATACTTGAGTAGAAGCATTTACTTCTGCTGTTACAGCTCCTGCATTATAAGAAGAAGAACCAACAACAAATTGATTACTTGCTGTTGCAGTAGCCCCTCTACCTATTATAATTGAACTACTACAATTTCCGCTAACTGTACCATAACCTATTGCTGTATTACTAGAACCAGTTGTATGACTATATAATCCTAATGCACCTAGTACTGTATTACTAGAACCTATAGTAGTAAAAGCTAATGCTTGATGCCCAATTCCTGTATTACCTATTGCTGAAGTATTATTAACTAATGACTGATAACCTGAAGCAACATTAGTATTACCTGTAGTATTGCTATATAATGCATACATCCCTGAAGCAACATTATTACTTCCTATTGTATTAGTATATAATGACTGATGACCTACTGATGTATTTCTTTGACCTGATGTATTGTTTTGTAATGCAAGTGCACCTATAGCTGTGTTTTGCTGTCCGTAATTATAGTATAATGCTGAAGCTCCGATTGCAGTATTATAATTACTACTACCATTTGTAAATAAAGCTCCATAACCAATACCTGTATTAAAGTTAGAGGAAATATTACCACTTAATGCGTTACTGCCTATTGCAGTATTTTGAGTACCTCCCTGATTATTATATAATGTGTTATAACCAATAGATGTATTATTATCTCCAGTTGTATTTAATGCTAATGCTAAATCACCAAATGATGTGTTAGTAGCAACATTACCTTGACCATTATTCCAAATAGTAAGATCAGTAGCATTGGATTCTAACCATGCTGGTGCTCCTGTTGGTGTAGTCCATTGCGCTTTACCGTCTGCTGTCATTGAAGTAAGAACCTTGCCTATTCCTTCTGTACCATCTTGAAGCTGTACTGCATAATTTGAAGTAGCTAATGTTGCTGAAAATTTACCACCTACATTTTCTGTACTTGCACCAATTGCTTGTCCATAAACTCCAATATTTAAACTAGTAGAACTTTGTGCTGTACCTAATGCACCATAATTAGTAGATGCACCTACACCTTGATTTACACCTGCTATACCTACAGCACCATTAACTGTAGTATTACCATATATATTATAGTTTTCTCCAGGAGTTGTACTATATACTGCAAATTTATATGCTGATAATATTGAACCATTAACTGCTATTTTAGAACCATTATCTCTTATTTGACTATTTCCTAATGAGTCTATTCCTGTCCATTTGGATACAAAATTCAATGCACCACTACCACTTACTGCATCAACACTTACTAAAGGGTCTATGGGTGTTCCTGAACCTGTAATAGTAACACCATCAACACTAATGTTAATAATAGGGTTTGCAGGGTCTGTGTTATCCGTATCTAATCCTGTAACAGATGTAACTCCTGAACCAGCTCCACCAGGAATAGTAACGGTAACATCTTCTCCTATTGAACTTGCTACTACACCTGCTCCTACAAAATTAATAGTACTTAGATCTTTGGTTAATATTACAGATTCATCAAGAGCTGTAATTCTTTTCTTTATGTTTATTTCTGTACTCATTAGTATATAGTATTATGAATTATATGTAATAAGTAATTCAGTACCTGTTCCATCAAATGTAAATGTAGAAGCAGCATAAGAATTATTAATACCATCAGCTCCAAAACTTCTCCTGGTTTAATTGTAGCACCTAAGAAAGTTCCATTAGCTGTTCCTACATTTGCTATAGAAAAGCTATATGTTACATCAGCTATTGTACCTGATGTAGAAATTCTAATATAATTAGGAGTTCTACTAACAGCTGATGTATTACTTACTATTTGAGCTAAATTGTCACAGGCACACTCTTGACCAAATAACATTTTTAATTGCCATGGCATATTGGTACCCTTGCCACCATATGTTTTTAAATTTCCTACAGACATAATAATTTGATTTTATATATAATAATATACGTAAAAGATTCTAGATATACAAATATAAAAAAGAAAAGCCACATTACTGTGACTCTTGCTTTTTAATTTTCTTGAACTAGTTGAGGTTCTGCAAATAAAACTCCTAATGCTTGTGTTATCATAGCTGCATCTTGTAAACTAAATGCTCCTTTAAGGAATGCTTGATTTAAAGCTTGTTCAATTACTTGTTTAGCATCTGACTCTTTCATATTGCTTGTAATTCAGTTATTTGTTGATCAGTAAGTCCACCTACAAACCATTCTTTACCCATCATAATACGGATGTGTTCTACATTACGTGTTACTGTTGCAGTTTCTTCTTCTGTTAAAGTTTCTTTAGCATTTAATTCTGCTAATAATGCAACACTATCATATGCTGCTGATACTGATTGTGCAACTTCTTCTTTTGTTAATTCTAATTCCATGATATTTATTTTATAAAGTTAATATTTTTATATTCTTGCAAAATAAGTAAAAATGCATTAATAATATTTTTATCTTCTTCTGAATAATCATTATATGATTTAATATCTGATCCTAAATTTAAAATGTTATAATTTTTAT